TTCTGTTGCGCTTAGGTTTGTTGTATTGCCCAAATCTAGCATTGCCTTTGTAAAGTCCATGATGCTATCGGTTTCTATGCCTAACTGACCAGCAACCTCAGCAACAGCTGCAATTTCATTTGCGGATGATGGAAGCTCTTTGGACATATCTCGGATAGCTTTTTCCAAATCAGCATAGCTAGTATTTGCTGTTTCATTGACAGTCTTCTTAACACCCGCAAATGCGGTCTCAAAATCTTTTGCGGCATTGAATGAATCAACGCCCATTTTCACAACGGCCGTTCCAATGACAGCGGTTGCCGCTAAGGTTGCTTTTCCCACAGCTGCAAATGTTTTTCCAACTGCCTTACTCACCTTACCGGTCGTGGTATTTACGTCACCCATCTTGTTGAAGAAGTCTTTTGTTTCTGCACCAACGGTGACAAATAATTTTGCTATCTCAGCACTTACTGCCATCTATTAATCCCCGCCTTTTCCACCAAACGCACGATTCATTGCCACAACCATCTGCAGCATTTCCTCGTTTGTTTGTTTTTTCCTTTGCTTCGGTCTAGGTATAAAATCCTCTTCCGAAAAGGCTTGCGGTCGTTTTTTCGGATTTCTATTTACATTTGCAATAATCGAACACAGTCTTGCTATTCTCCTGTCTGCTCGTTCTTCCCGAATCTTCCACCCATCATAAATCAATTTGAATTCTTCCGGAGTCTTTCTCATAAAATCCTCTGGCATCATTCCCATTATGCAGGCAAGTTTCTTTGTTTCTTCCAGGCGTTCCCGGAGAGGTCGATTATCTTCCTCTCCGTTTACACGTTTTTTTCGTCATCACTCTTTCCAAATGCAGAAGATTTTTGCAATGCTTCAAGAAACGTTTTTGTTAATGTCCCAAGGTCTCCGCCATCATCAATATGCTTTTGAATTAACATACCAGCTCGCTGAATGGTCAATCCTGGCTCTGCGTGTTTCAGCCCTGCCCAAACAATAAGACGAATGAAGTTGAATCCGAGATTATCTTGGTTAGAAAACAATGTAGCAATTGATGCTCCTCCTGCTTGTTCCAAATCTGCTAAAGCGTTGTAATCATACCGAATCACTCTGTTCTTTCCACCCAATTCAATAACCATCGGATTCAACTCCTCTCACCTTTTAACGTTTGTTCTTAGGCTGCTAATCTATGCAGATAAATCGTGTATGTCTTTGCAATCTTGTTTGTTGCCTTTGCAACAACCGTGCAAATCGTTGTACTACCAGCTGCTCCCAATGAAATCGCTCCAGAGGGCTGGCCTGTTCCAACAATAATACCATCAACGGTGATAACACCTGACGTTGCTCCTGTAGGAGTGACTGTAACATCTTCTTGATCTGCAGCAACCGTTGCTGTATAAGCATACGTGTCCCCTGCAAATGCAGGAACTAATGCTCCCGTTGTGACAACAAGTTCGGTCAAGTCATCTGTAAGACCAAGATCGAGAGATGGCTGTCCTGTTACTCTTAATTCTGCACTAAACGGAACTTGTCCATCTACAGGTGCAGAAGTGGAAGGCGCGCTTTTAACAAACGCCTGGAAGTTCCATTCACAAGCCATTGCGGCTGGAAATTTGATTGTGTAGTCAGAAACAACACCAGAAAGATAGTCTGCCATCAAAGCGGCTTGTCCAGGATCTCCTGGATAGAAGTTTCCCTCTAATCCAACAACACCTGTTCTACGAATTGACTGAATAACTTCCTCATACCCGCCAGGCGAGCAATGACTGGTAACATCAATCTCATCAGATGTTAAAGCAAGTCCATTGATGTTGGTTAATTCACAAATAGGAACATCACCCTTTAAAAGCTGTGTTCCAAATGCCCATGTTGCATGTGTCATACTAATTCCTCCTTATAGTTGATGAAAAAGTCTTGAATAATCCGATACGTTCCATCCAGTTCATCATCAAAGTCCCCAACTAATTGTGAACCAGGTAACTCACTTTCTATTGCCTCGATGACTGCGGCGGCCATCGTTTTTGCTTGATCATATGATCTTCCATAACACTCAACTTGATATCTTGGACGAGCAATCTTGCTATATCCGCAATGACTATAAACACGCCCCGCAGATATCTTTGAAAACGTTGCATAAGGAAAGGAAACATCTGTTGGAGCACGAACACCATACACTGTTAATCCAACACCTTCTAGAACTCCATTCAGCGTCGCTTCAATACTCACTGTGTTGCCTTTCTAATTGCTGCGTCAACCGCTGTTTCAAACAATCCTTGAATGTCACCTTTTCGTTGATCTAATGCAGGACGTAAAAACGGTTGTGGTTTTTGTCCAACGGTTCTTCTTCGACCTTTTGGTCCCTTCTTTCCTTTGTAGTCATAAAACCATGGTGTTTTTCTGCCATTCCCACCCTCTGCATAAATACCTGTTCCAAACTCAACATATGGCGAATATTCAATTGCGGTACCTATTCGAACAACATTATCAGTCATATCAACAATATATTTTATATCTGTCTGTAGCGCACCACTATCAACAGCGGAAAGAAGTTTTGCATCTTCTTCTATCAATTGACCAACTGCTGTTAATCCAGCTTCAACTGCATTACGCTTCATCTGATCAATAAGCTTTGGTATGTGGTTGAATCCCTTACTCATTCTGATGACTCCACTCTTTCATCGATTAACTCCAACTCCAACTGTAAAAATCTTCCGAATGTCATCACATCATTTACCATCTGCACCTCAAACCTTAAAACATCTGTTCGTATCTCATCTCCAACTCGAATATCATCAACGCCACAATAAAACCGATATTTGCACTCCTCTGTTTGCTTGTCATTCCTCATTGGAAATCCTAGCGAACCATTCATGTTTGTTCGAAGTCGTCCGACAAGACCCTTTACTTTTTTCCAGTCGTTTACAAATCCGCCGCTTGCGTCTTTACTTGAAGTAGCTCGATAAAGAGCATAACCAGATTCAAAGTATTTTTCAATCTGAACACTACTGCCAGGCGTCTCCACTGTCATCTACTCCTCGTGCTTTTTTGTAAGGCTTCAACAACTTCATCATTGTTGTCGGATAATCATCTCGAAACGTAACAGAATAATCACCAAGTTTTTCAGATTCAACTACAGACGAGCCTTTTTGAAAGTTTAGGGCTTGATCAAGAAACAAAAGCACTCCACCAGGCAAGCCATCTACAAAATCATTATGACAATATGACTTTACCCACTCTGTCAAATATTCGGTGATTTGTTCGTCTGTCATTTTTATTCCTCAAGTTTTCTGATAAGCGTTTCTGTCTTCATTGCCTTGTTAACAAGAATTCCTCGAGATTTTGCAATCTCGGTTAACTGATCACGGGTTAGAGTAGACAAATCTAGAGAAGATTCCACATCGGTCTCTTCTGCTTCAGAAACATCATCAATAACTTCATCAACGAGTTCCTGCTCAACAGAAACCGAAGTTTCCTTAGCGGTGTTAGCTTTCTTCTGTGTTTTCTTCTCTCCCCTTGCTGCCTTGTCTTTGGCTGTAGTAATCAAGACATCAGGAAGAATTTCGGCGATCTTGTTTTTCTCCCATCTCTCGGCAGTATCTTGCGGAACATTCTTTTCATCTCCGGGTCTTAACAACCCGTGATAAGCATCATATGTTCCCCTTAGCATTCTAATTCGTGTCATCTTTCAACCTCCCCGACTAATAAAACCATTGGCTTGACGAAGCAAGGTTTGATACTTACTTCGCCAAGCCTTTGATTAGCAAACTTACCTCGTCAGCACTGCAAACGGATAACCAGAACGATCCGGATTCAACGGATGAATCGGATTCGGTACCGCCCAGCCAAGACGCATGACAACACGCATTGCCTTCATGTCCTGCTGCATCAGGTTCATGATGACTTTGCCGTTCTCATCGGAAATAACGCCTTCAGTGAAAAGCTTCCATGCCATATCAGAACGAATGGCGAACTTCGCCTCGTCCATCTTACCGGCAATCAAGCGAGAGATGTTGGTCCGGAAACTGTTATTCTTAACATAGCTGATAGGCAATCCGTGAATTGCGTCAGGAACTTTTCCAAAACCAGGAGTAAAGATAGGATTTTGATTGATGTCTCTGAGGTTTCTCAAGGTTGCTTTCATCGAAGGAGCACCCATGAATCCAGAAGGATCATATCCTTGCTGTTCCAAAATACCCATCACGTTTGAGATATCGAGAGCAATATCAGCACCGGTACCTTCTGCAACGACTTGACCACGAGAAATCGCGGTAGGTACAATACCTGTAGGCCAAGTGACCGGACGACCCTGTCCCCAGATAATCGCATTATCGATCTTCTGATGAAACGCTTCGATAATTCTCGGCTTCATTGCCTCCCACAGATCGTAACTCGAATCCTCAAGAACGTCATCAGGAACCGGCAAGATAATCGCGACAGGCTCGGCCACTATAAACACGTTTTCCCAAGCCATTTGATGAGTCTTCTTCATTCCAGGAACGCCCTCATCAGGAACAAGGCCAGGATTGGCAGAGCCGTAAGGAGTACCCTTAATTGCGTTGTATCGAGCATCATCAATCTGCTGATCTGCACCAAGTGTCAGATCGTCATTAACCGTTGTGCCAACAAAGTCGGCATCGCCAAGAGTAGAGAGAATAGGCATCCGCTGAGTGCGAGAACCCATTCTAGGCAACTCGGAAAGCATGCTCAAAGCTGCAGAGCCTTCAACGACGCCCTGCGTAATTTCCTTTGAAACTTCTTCCGGGATCAGCGGCCAAGCATCAAACTCAGTCGTTGCATATGATCCATCAACGCCAGTTCCATATCCACCTGCTACTAAAGTCATAGAAATTCCTCCTTAATTTTATGTCCGGCGCCGAGCTTGCCCACGGATGATCTCGTTCATCGTAATTACCTTTTTATCTCCACCCTGTGTGGATGGAGGAGTGAATCCCTTCAAACGCTCATTCACTCGCGCCTCAATCTCAGCATGCCAGTTCTTCTCAAAATTCTCGATGTTCGTATGTGTTTCTTCAGCATTCTCGCCTAAGAACATCCGAGCAAACTGAACAGGAAGTTTCTTCCCATCAAGGATCTTAATCGCCGCAAGCTCAAGTTCCTTTTTGTAAATCGTTCTTTCCCGCTCTTCAAGTTCTTTTGTTCTCTTTTCGTCAAGAACGCGAGACCGCTCTTCTTCGCTGAGCTTTGCAAGCTTCTCAGCTTCCTTTCGCTCCGCTTCCAGCTTTTTGTCATAATCCTGTTGCCATTTTGTCTGAGCAGTCTTCAAAGCTTCGGTAACTCGCCTATCTGCTTCGGACTGAAGTTTCTTTTCGAGTTCTTCTGCGGATAAAACGATCTGTTCTGATTTCTTTTCCCCAGAAGCCTGCGATTCAGTCTTTCCAGTCGTTGTCGGATCGGTGTTCTGATTCGTCTGGCCCTCTGGGTTCCTTTCTGCCCCCTGAGTTCCTTGATCAATAGCCATTGCGTATTACCTCCATCACCTTTTTTATATCATCCGGTACGTCCACCGCGGGCGTACTGTTGACCAAAGTCATAAACACCGGAATCCCAAGGTCTATAAACCTAAGAATTTCGATGTTCTCATGTTCTTTGAGTGATTTTAGTTTTTCACGGGTGCTGAGTGTTTGATACTGATATAGTTCTTCTCGATTAAATGCGTATAATCCGCATTGTTTATACTGACCTTCTCCAACCCTAGTCATTCCGATCAAAGTGCCATCTTGTTGATGAACCTTTACAACGTTTTGACTATTGTCTGTCCGTTCTAATGATGCCATTCCATTTATAATGCTATTATACA